TCCTGCACCAACTATTGACGGGAACAATGACGTTGTGAAATTAAAATTGCCCAGCGGATCTTTAGTGTAGACACGTACTGCCCCTAATAGGTTGCCTGGCTCGCCAACAAACATCAAACTATTAATGTTGTTTAGTGCAATAGAGTGACCAAACTCTTCGCCACCACCGGCTAGATAGTCAGGACGAAGTTTAGTTATTGTTTCTTTAAATGTAAATGGTTCTGTTTTATCGTACACGCCCCATTTGCCATCCTCGCTGGCTACTTCAACAAATAATTTATCTTTGTCTTTCCAGCCATTTAACGGAGCAAATTCTTTTGCATCTGTTATTGATGTAAAGCGCATTGATTCTAACTTTAACAGAGTACCATTACCTGTTACCGGAGCGTCAATGATTGCTTCAACATTTTTATAAGCCACTGTAATAAAATTGTTTAAGTCTATTACACTCAACACTCGATACACACCATTGAATCTTGGATCAAGATTTTTTATAGCAACTACTTCCCCGCCGACAAAATTATGCGGTGCTACTGTTTCAATCTTGATAAGATTGTCAAGACTGTAACTTATCGTTGATACAAAGTTACCAGTCTCGGATACTCTATACACGTTCCAGTTTTTATCAAAGTCTTTTGCCACCCAAATTTTATATCCACTGCCCATCTCGGAAAGTACATCTTCAAGATCATTGTACGATGTCATATCAAAAATAGTAGTATCAATGTCGTCAAGATTTACAAATCCAGCAGTGGCAATGTCATCATCATAAAAGGATTTTCTATCTCGTATTCTTGCAAAATCAGTTTGGAATTGATTTGATTTTTTGTATAATTCAGTTTCACCAACTACCACAGTGTCTTTGATAGTGGTATTGTCGTTGGACAACAATGTGGTCAGTTTGGCTACATCTGGAGTAACATCAATTTCAAAGAATTGATTAATGTCCAATGCTCCATATTCACCAACTCTGATTGCCCACTCTTCGTATAAATCAAGATTTCCGCCAAGGTTGCTAAATGTTGCTGTAGTCAACGCCTGTATAGAATTTAACGTGCCTTTTTGTTTTAACAACCCTTGATAAAACTTCAATTGAGTTCCAGAGTCGACATTTAAATCGCTGAGGTAACTTCTTTCTCTGAATCCAATTAACCCGGCTCCAAACTTATCAATATCTTCATTTGATGGACGGTCGTCGGAGTCGTAAAAGTTCTCAAACTGTTTGGCATTTGTGGCAAAGTTTGGCAACAACCCTGTTTTAATTTGTTCTTTATCAATGAATTGCCATTTTGACGAATCAAATTTATCAACAGCATCTAGATTATCTAGTGCTACATAATAGTTGTTCTTAAATTCAATTAGCGAACCTTTTCTATAATCTGCGCCAGGTTGCCAGCTGGCAATGTCTGCAGAGTTATAAATGAATCCCGGTGGATTTAATTTTCCTGTCCAATTTGATGTCTTAGATCCAATTAGTTTTAATCGTGACTGTCTATTTCCCAATTCAGGAGCATATATAACATCGTTAAAAACAGTGCTATTGTCAAACAATAATACGTGTTCGTATTGAACCAAGTTCAGTTCAGCCAGTGCAATCGGTACATTGTTTATAGTTTTAACCGAGAACCTGTCTTCTTCTCTGAGTACCGTCAATTGACTTGTTTTGATAATATTAAATTCTTGATCAAGCAGTTTAGTGCCCGACATAGCATTTTCAATTTGGTCAACCACACTGTCTCTGGTCAACACAGTTAAACTGTTTACAATTGGGTTCAGCACAATAATATTATTTGCTTTCCAACCTTGTTGACTCCATGCTAAAAATTCTTTTGCACTCAATACAAAATCTGGACGCTCTTTTAGTTCTGTATCAAATTCGTCGAACAATAAACCCTGGCTTGTTAAAAATCTTCCGTAGCTTACTAAGAAATCCACAAGCTCTTGTCTGGTATTAAATTCGTACCCGTATGGAACTGTCAGCTTTACATTTTGATAATCTCTATAGATAGTTGCAGTTTCTTGTAGTTGCGAAACTGTATACTTGTTGCCATTTTGTAAACTAGGAATAATTGTAAAAAAAGGATAATTTAAATTGTACCCAGATACAGAATATCCACTGGTTGTTCTTTGAACTAACACTGCACTATAAACAAGACGTTTAGTTGGCGACGATTTATTCAATATAACCTGATAGTTTTCATCTGGTATAATGACACTTTCGTTGGTGCTACCCGGGCTACTGTGTTCAGCTAGAACTTTCAACAACTTTTTATCTGTGTAGCCGCCGACCTTATAACCAAGCTGTATACCAATGTTATTCAAATAGTTTCTAACACTAAAACCTGTTCCGTCGGCCAGGAACGGATCTATACCTTTGTATTTTAAATAATTTGTTATGTATCCGGCATATCCAGACGCTCTTGAAATAGCTCCGTTGACTTCTTCGCCATTTAAAACAACTGTCTTTGGAGTCAATCTTCTTTGTGTATCTGACATTGCAAACTGTTGGACAACATTATTGTTATTATAATTGTTGGTATTAATTAGTTTGCTAAAGTAAACTCCAGGTTTCAACAAAGCCATTGCCTGTTGCACAGCAAACGGATAATTACTGCTTCTGTGCCAAGCGGCCTCCACTGGCCCAAGGTCTCTGGTCTTGCATATAAAACATCGTTTCTTTCATTTCCTGGTTCGGCTATATAACCAGTTCTTACATCTTCCCATAGCTGTGCATTTTTTCCTGTGTACGGAGCCGATCCATATCTAGTAGACCACCAAATTGGCTCTATACTAAATCCAAACATTTCCCATGGGTTGGTGTGGGGTCTGTCTGTGTCGTAAAGATACTTGAATATTCCTCTCCAGAACCCCGGAGCACGCTCGCCATCAATTACATCTCTGAATTTTTTATAATTCCAGGTCCAAGGATTGCCAATGTCAAACGTAGTGTTATTGGTAAAATCAACCTGTTGATCTCCGGCCCAGCGCAAAAAGGATCTGCCCAATACTTGATTAAATTCTTTCAATGAATAATCAGTTGTTCTAGATTTTCCTGGAATAATTTCTTTAATGTTAAAAATTTCTGGATTGTAATTGACTTTTATATTGTTATAAATTCTTATTTCAAGTTCTAATAACAAATCATCTCGGTAATCATCGAACGCAGGAGTAATACTACCGTCGTGCCCTTGAATCACTGCTATAGGAGTTTGATAGGTATTATCTGTATAAATGCTGGGTCTGAACTTGGGATATAGACCTAGTTTGGTTGGTGTCTCTGGAACAAAGTTGCCATCAGTATTATTGTATTCAATTATAGTCAATTGATCATTAGGAAATGTATAAAATGCAGGATCTAGTGTAATAGTAGGTCTAATAGGATTAAAACTGTAGTCATAATCTTTAACTAATAGTTTTGTTGTAGGAACTGTACTTAATTGAAACTTGCCAGTTAATGTTGCTGGCTTATCCATAGTAATAGTCAAACTTGTAAAATCAACTGCTACAATTTTAGTACCAGGTTGAATACCCGGGCCCGACAAACCTTGCCCAATGTAGGTACGCTGGTACGCTGTTGGTATACTGATGTTTACTAGCCCTGCGCTGATAGTGTCAATATCAACTAAAATTACATTTGATCCTGTAGTTATTGTTGAAAATGTAGTAAGTGTTGTGGGAGTATAGTACACCAATACTGATTTGTTGCCAAGTTCTTTGTCATTGAATATACTGGTAATTTCATACTCTTTGATTTGAGTGTCAAGTATGGTATAAGTTGGTAAAACAGTTCTTTGGTTTGCAGTATATGGCACCATGTCGCTATAGTACCAAGGAAAGGCATTAGTTTTATATTTGTTAATCTCAGTTAAAATTTTATCAACTGTTCCTGGAACATCAGACACATCATATGAATTTTTAACCGCTAACTCTAAAAATTTATTTTTAAATTTAGTGTATTCTTTTTCTGCATATTCAATGCCTTGGAAAAAATTCATTTCGTTATTTGTTACAAACAACGACGGATATAGTAGACTGCTTGAATGTTGTAAGATACTGCCGCTGGTATTGGCAACGTCCAGATCTCTGAGGTTACTTACCCCCGGAACAGTTCCTACGATGTCAGTATTGTTTGTTGCTTTTACTGCCACGTGGTTTCGCAACTGTCCCAATGTCAATGTTGAAAAGTCTTTATTTTCAGCATTAAGATCCAAGTTGTCAGGGACTTGAAAATATCCAATATCACTTACACTATCACTGTGAATTAAAATATCAATTTTGTCTCCTACCGCCAGGTTAACAGAATTGTTTAATATTAGTACCTTGATATTGTTAACTTTAGAGATAGTATAATTATTTTGGTTTATGTACTTGTTGTTTACAAAAACTTTGTTATGAGCGCCTTCCATTGGACTAATGTCAATTTCAAAATATCGAGTATCATTGTAAAAATATGTAATGACTTGATATTGTCTACTTTCGTGTTCGTTAGTAGTCCAATTGTTTTTATAAATTTTGTCAGTTAATCCAACATTAAATCCAACATAACCTCGGTTGACTGGCACTGGCACGGTGGCACTGCCTTCCAAGTAAGTAAAGGTATCAGTATCAAAATTGTTTTCAAATACAATATCACCAATTTGGTTAAAATTTTGATATTTTAAAGGGAACCCTAGGTAAGCATCGTTGCTACCGGTGCCAATAGAATAAGAAAACAATTTTGTTCCTGCAAACGTAGTTCCGTAATACCGTTCATTGTCTGCAAAACTTATTCCGTTGGTGTCAAACATATCAAACAAAGGTGGTTGATTGACTTTTGTTTTTTCTTGGCTACGTTGCCAAGTGCTGCCGTCGAAGTAGTAACTGTTGCCTTTGTAAGTACCATTGGTGACAATAATCTGATGTCCACTTTCAATTTGATAGTCGTCTGCCAGTTCAAGGTGTATATTTTTTAATCCAGCTATTTCTTTTACCGTTATAGTATAAATTTTATTTTTATACAAAGCGTCGGCGCTGTTGGCAAAAATTATACGTATGCCACCATCAAGCACAACACCATCTAACTCGTACCCAATTGGTTTATTTTCAATTTGATTAAAAATATCTGTTACGCTAAAGTTAATTGTGTCAATCGGTGCTTTAAAAACTTTGCCATGATTGATCAGATCAATGTCGGCATTAAACTCTATAATAGGACGGTTGGCTCTAGACAACTGATTAAACAAAGGTATTGAATTTGTGTACTCGGCTATCTTCTTAATTACGTCAATGTGGAACCAACGATTGCTACGACTCCAGGCGTTGCCGTCGATACTAGATCTATTAATGGTAATATAATCTGGTGTTCCGGGGGTACCAGAATCAACATCAAAATCGGTGCTATCGTACGGATTAGAATCAAATGCTGTATTTGTATTTCCAATGTTTTCTTCTGGAGTAGTTAAGTTGGCAAATCTAACTAATTTAATAGACTGCCCAACACCTTCAACAATCCAGTACCCATCTTGATAAATTGCAGGAGTCACTGTATCATCAAATTGAAGCATTAGCCCATTGGTGAACTCAACTCCATTGGGACTAGTATAGCTTTTTAACCCAATTATTTGTTCTTCAATGTTTAAACTAATGTCTAAAGGATCTATTAATTTGATTACACCAACACGTCTTGAATTGGATCCATCTTGATAATATAATGTATCCAATGTTGCCGTAATGTCAGGGATTTTTTCAAATACACCCGCAGTGTTTTTAAAATAACTTTTTCCAGTCTGGCTACCCGAAGTTATGTAAACTTTATTTCTGTACGGTACATCGCCGGCTGGACTTAACTTTACTATGGTGCTTTGGCCATCGTCTGCGGTAACTAAATTGATTCGCCACATTCCGCCTCTTTGTGCAAGAGGTACTTCAACACCACTTCCAACAGCTAGGTCGGGCTGAAATCCTTCATCGAATCCATATCCGCTTTGTTCATAATTATATGCATCATACAAACCAACCGATTCCCATGGATTGAATGGTTGATAATTTGCTAATACAGTGCGTGGTACTAAGCGACCGCCATCAAATTTAAATCCATCAAACCCTTCGGGGTCGTAGTCAAACAGGCCGTTGTCAGAATATGCAGAAACAAAATCCTGCGTTGGTGGCAAAAATATTAAAAATTTTCCATTTAGATTGGTATCAGCACCTGCAATACCACCAATGACAGACAATTCGGCCAATGTACGATTGTGAATCTGATTATATGCCAATTCAGTAGCATAGTCAACATTTCTGCCAGCAACTGGTTGTACCAATTCCATGGTATTATATTGGTCTTGTGCGTCAATTAGTGGAGGAGTAAACGATATTGGTAATACTGTTGACCCGTTATTTGCAACACCCAATACATTTCTACTAGAGACAGTAGGTTCAAGTTTTTTATACCCGCTGAGGCCCGGTTCGGTTTGTATCCAAAACGCACTGCCGCCCGATTGTTCAAAGGATAATGTATAAGTTATCCCTCTTTGCAAATATATTGTAGGGTTGGGCTGTGTAGTCGACCCTTCGTATTCAACTTGAAAATGATTTTCTTGTCTACGGAAATATAAATCTGTACTTGTAACTACACCAGTTACTAAAGTATTTTTTGGCAAGGCCGAAACACTGACAGCATTCGGTCCATTGGGCAACCAATAATATTGAGAAAAATTAATAAATTTATCAAATTCGATTGACGGATTAAAACTGTAATTTTCAGCCGAAAACAATCGGTCTTGGTTATCTGTTAAGGCGCCATGATATTTTAATTTTTGTAAAAGATCAATGTAAGTGCCGACAAATTTTACATTGTTTAATTTATCTTTAACTACCAGACTGGGTTCAAGTTGATAGACTTGACGTTCCGCAGTAGGTTCAATAATATAATTGTCTGTATTTTTATATGTTGGCGCAAACTGGCGTCCAACATAGCCATTGATTTTTTGTAAGTTAGGTTCTGAAACTAACTGGTCAAGGGTAGCCGTAAGAAATTTTTTATTTGCGTTACTGCGGAAAACCTCAGGTAGAAAATTAATCGTCTTAACTGCGGCCATTGTTTGATCCTGTTTTAAACATTATTATGTATTTAAGCCTAGTAAATCTTGGTTGATTTGTGTTGCTGTAATGGCGCTGATAATCTCAACGTCGGCTACGGTAGCAGAACTAACAATAATTTCGTTGGGCTCTGCATTGATTTGATAGAGAGAACCAAATTTCTGACTACTATTTTTTGGAACTATGATAATAGAACTGATATTTGGGGTCAGCTGTTTATGCAAATATGCACTTAGTTCACTGAAATAAAATGCTTCGCCAAAATCCCAATTGGCAATGTCAAAGTAATTGTTAACTGCCGATATCACTGCAACTTTAATATCGTTGTCGCTGATAACCACAGATGGGTTCTTGATAACTTTAAATGTTGCTTGTAAAACTGGATCGCTTCTACTGCCAATGATTGGTTTGAATTTGGCACTGTTATAAATGAGTGTGTCGCTCAATGGTTTAAAACTTTCTAGTCCATTAAATTCTTGATTCAATTCTTCGTTAGTGGGCGTGGCCGGTTCAGCCACAGTATTTGTAGAATCTTGAATCCAGGCTTGGTAATCTGTGGCATACTGTGTGGTCAACAAGTACAAGTCCATGATATTATTTGGACTAGGATCTATTCGTCTTGAGCTTGGGCTATTATGTCTATACTGGAAATACAAATCGCTTCGTCCAGTTTTGTATATATAACCTGATGCTTCGACTGCTACTCGATCGTTATTGACTGTTTGCAATTCATAAAACTTGTCGTCGATTGATGCATAGAAAATTTGTCCAACTGGATATAAACTTTTATTCAATTGAATTTGTGCTAATGTAGTAAATGCAATTTCAACGCTGTTAGCATCAATTGCTTGCAGTCGAATAAAACTACCATACTCAAGTAACTGTTTAAAAAATACATATTTTCGAGTAGGGTTTACAGTGGGCGCAACTATTTTATTAAAAATATCTGGGTTGTCCGGAACTCCGTCAAAATTTAAATCAGTGAATGTAATTTTTATTTTGTTATTGTTAACATAACCGTCGCTTTCTACAATATTATCGTAGACGTTAAAACGTATGTCAATTCCCAATGGGTTTGCTGAGTCAGGAACACTGTTTACTTTTAACACATTAATTTGATCAACGATTGTTGATCCAGTTTTAGCATCGAATACTTTGACTGCTGGATCAAAATAAAATTTAGTTTCTTTTTTGCTTTCAAAAATGTACTCTAACCCTCGGTAATTAATTTGATACTGTTGATTGCTGTATATAAAACTAATCAACCAGCTGGCATCTTTAGCTGTGCCACTGGTATTTCCTGCATAGGTTAAATCAAAATCTGAAGTTGTATCTAAATTTTCTCTGCTGATAATGTAATATGAATTTTGAGTAACACTGTATCCAATGCCAAAATTTTGTAGACGACCGATATTATCAACAGTTTCGGCAACAATGTCAGCTGATAAACTGTTTTCAAATACCGGAATAATATTATCAACAATTGCGCCAGCTGGAATTATCCTACTGAGAGTAATGTCTTGGCCGTTTTGAATTACTATGGATGCATACAGCTCGGTTGTTTCTGTGTCGTACACCGGGGTTCCAGTTCTCAATTGACCGCGAGTATCAAAGAATTGACCACTGGGTGCAACAAATTTAACAATTGCTCCTTCGATCAAATAGCTTAAATTTGGACTGACTCCTGGGCCTACTGTGTAAGGTTCACCTGTGTCAATGTTGGCAAATACTCCACTCAGTCCTGAGTCGTCAAACAATACGTTGCCAACTGGGTATTTGTACCATTTAACATAAGGAAGTCCTGCGGCCAATAATTGGAATCTAGGGTACTTGTCATAAAAGAAATGCGTCATTTCTTTTGTGTTTAATATTGGTATTACTGTGTCAAATACCACTTTTCTAATATCGTTAGCAGTGGCAAAATTAAAATAATTGATGCCGCTTACATTATTTTTGTACAGTATGCCATCTTGACAGAATACATTGGTACTGGAATATTTTCCTGTGGCGTCTAATACATCAAGAAACCTACTAACGCCAGAGCTGGTTCTGTTAACTGCTTTAACTTTTAAAACATTTGAATAATTTGTGTAAGGCAAAGTATTATAATCTTCGCCAGTAATCATTCTATTTTGTGTATAGTACTGTTGTGGTGCTTTAGTACGAATGTCTTCCAATGATTCTCTTGTAGTTGCATTTGCCACAGTGTAATTTAAACTGGCCTTGATGGTCAGCGTTTCGATACGTCCTGTACGGCTAACATAGCTCAACGGAATTACAATGCTTTGCATTTCTGCAGGAGTAATTTTGTACGACAAGCCATTGCTCACACGAGTGAATAACCTATAATTGCCTTGCGGAATAGTAGCAAATGCACCGTCTCCAAAAATTAAATCAATTTGATCACCTGCTTTGGTGTTTACTTGATAGATCTTTTTATCTTCAATGTTGTTATACACCAGATTGATACCGGCAATAGCAGGCACTTGGTTCCATAACGATCCGGTGGACCCTGTTGGATTAACTTCGTATAGCCAAACATCAGAGTTGTTGATGTTTTCAGTTTTGATATTAACAATCCTATTAGGTAAGCTGTCTGTCAACGTAAAATCACTTGAGGACAATTCTCCTTGTTTAAAATAAACAAAAAATCCAGTGTTGACACTGTTATTTCCCAAGTTGTCATTGCGATATAAAATGTTAAACTTGCCTGTGGGCTTTGGATCTGTTTCGTAGATAAATGTTTTGTAAGCAGATGTTGCGCCAACTGCTTCGAACTTCATGGTTGAACCATCGACTACTGTTTCAAATTTATAAACTGGTATAATATTAGGAATTAAATTAACAGCATACTCGTCGGTCTTGATAGAATTAAGTATTTGACTGTTGCCTGGTGCACCAACTGACTGGCTACTAATTAACGCCGAATTTAGGATAGCACTAAATTGCTCTTGCCAATTATCGTTGGCACTGTCATTCCATGAAACTACAAGGTTAGATAAATTTAAGCCGTTACTGTCAGTAACTGATTCAGTAGTACTGACACTATCAAATTTAAGTAGACCGCTGGAAGGTATATTACGTTTTGGGTTATAACTAATTAATCGAGCTAATTTTAGTATGCTGTCTCTTCGCTCAGCTGTGTCTAAAAAGTTTTCTCTAGCGTTTAGACCTGTTCTGAACGCTAAACTTTGCCCCAAAAATGCTATAAGATCCAACAAAGCAATAAATTCACTGCTTTCGATGTAATCATTAAAGTCTTCGGGGTAATATAATCGTAAGTAATCGATCATGCTTTTTCTCAGAGTTTCAAAATCGTAACTCTGAAAGTCAGCATCTTTAAATGTCTGGTATAGTTTTTTCCAGTCCTGCTGTACTAGTAAACTTGTTTGACGTGTGGTTATAGCCATGGATTTTTACCTATATCTTATATTTATTTAGGTAAAAAACGGCTCAGTTTTAAACCACAGCGATTCTATTACTTTCGCGATCAAACTGCAATTTCATACTTTCGACTTGATTGGTTGTTACGTAGCGTAACTCGATTTCCACCTGAAGTCCGTGATCAAATTGACTTACTAAAACATTTTTAACTGCCGCCCTAGGGTCGCTGTTAACAATGTTTGTAATATCGTCAATTATTGCTGCCTTGGTGTCTGCTGTCAATGGATCAAACAATGTGCTCCAAATGATAGTGCCAAAGTCCGGTCGCATGAGCTTCTCGCCTTTGCGAATATGAAAATGATTAAAAATATTCTGTTTAATTAACTCGTTGTCAACAATACGGAATTTTTTTAATCTATTGTATGTACTGAAACCTTTGTAGATGGGCATAGTTTAAATATTTATGCTATAGTCGGGGGTGCAGAAGTAGTGCCGCCACCTTTGGCTAAAACTTCAATTGCGTACCTTCCCCTATTGAAATACATTTCACCTGTTGTACCATTGGCATCTGCTCCGCTAGCACTATTGCGCCAACTTTTAGCACCGCCAGCACCTAATAGGTGTGCTACTTGCAACATTCCGCCAACTTCACAGGCTGTATCGCCGCCTTTT